ACTCCACTTCTATTCTCAATGTGTGAGATGTAACCGGAGAAAATCGAGAAATCAGGTTCGCTGTATGATAATATTGTTCTTGTCGTTGTTGAAGTGTCACCTTTCAACGGAGAGTTGATTGTCGGTGTTCCTGTCATATTTAGAAGTCTTACCACATTGGTTGCTGGGTCAAAACTCAAAACTCTTCCAAAAAATGATGCAGTTGCAAGGTCCAAACCTTGATATACTATCTCATCGTTTGTAAATGAACCAAAACCTGGTGCCACGATGAAGTCCGTTGTTGTTTTGTAGATACTATCTGATGCAGGAATATAGTTTGAATATTGTTCGTCTAATGTTTTTGTTGTTGGATTTACAATCAAACCTACTTGGTGATAGTCAATGTCTGTTGGTATAACATCGCCCTCTGAACCATTAAACTCAACGCTCAACATAACATGATTGCAACCTAGTTCGGAGATTGGATCGAACCCGTGGCCACCAACTGGCGATGTGGAACACTCCAAGATTGCACCAAAACCAATAGAAGTTGAGATTGCAACATTCGCATATGTGTAATTGCTGCCTGCGTTGGTCACAAGAATATCTGTGATAACTTCTCCAGAAATTACGGCAGTCGCTGTAGCATCTTTGCCGTCACCTGTAATTACTACGGATACAACTGAGTTTGCAGGATCATATCCAAGGCCACCATCCAATACGTTGATAACATCAATGTTACCTGCACCTGCCGTATTGTCTAATGGGTTTGGTATATTTTTACCGATTGGAACTGGCAACCAAGATGAGTCCATGAATTTTAGTTTAGAACCAGCGTCAACTGTGTACATATACTTCCACTTATAGTCATCTATACCTTGGAAGATGTTACTTGCATTGTATGTACCTGGCTCAAAGTATGGTTCCTCAGTCGAGGCTGCACCATTATTATTCCATAAACACTTAAATACTTGGTCGTACCTATTTTTCACATAGTAAAATTTAGTTGGGTTTCCATTTTCATCCAACTCAAACATATCAACTGAGTCTATGTAACGGTCATAAATTGTGCCTGATACCCAATCATATCGTTTAATCACAGGCGCAATATCGTTTGATGTGATGTGTTTTACTGCAAAGATATTCTTAAAGATTAACTTTAAGGATTTTGTATCTTGTGTCGGTATTGGTGGATTATTTTCATCTGGCCAAGGTTCTGCCTTTGCCAAGAAACAATATGTTTGACTGATGGATGTATTTGCTGGTGGAACTACAGCAACTGGCGCATAGTAAGTCTGTTCGACCTGCCCAACCTTTGCACCGTATGTAATGAGTGATTTATTTGCCATGATTTATTTATTATGCATGAATGATGAAAACGAATGTGTTCGCAAGGTCACCATCAATACTGAAGTACTTTAAATATGCAGAACTTGTTGCTGGCATATTAAAAGTCGTTGAGTTTATTGTTGAGTTTAATGCAGAACATCCATGTGTAATAATTCTTTGAGATCCTGATGCATTAGTCAACCATAATTCAACAATTTTTCCAGTTTTATAATCGGAAAAAGATACTGTCAAGTCATTAACTAAGTTAGCTTTAATTATTGAATCTGTTATGAAAGATATAGAAATAGTTGTTTGAGAACCTGATGGAAGTCTAGGTGTATACGCAAAACCTTTTTGTGGTTCTACTGTTCCCAAAAATGTTACAACATTTGCATTGAATGATGCAATTTGTGTAAGTGTGTTTGAACCATTCTCAATGTTGTACATTTTGATGGCAGAACCACGAGCAGAATTGGTGTATGTTTCAGTTGCAACAAAATCAATATGTGCAATTCCGGGAGAAGGTGCGAATTGATTTGTACCATATCCGTTTCCAGAAATACGCAACAACACATCACCAGATTGCACCGGTGCAGGATAATCCACATTACCTCTAGCAGTACGACCTGCAACTAAACCGTAAGCTGCACCGTTGGAACTGTAAGCATCAAATACGATACGAGATGGAACATTTTGTTTACCTGAAATGTGTAACATGTAACCATCATTAGCTGGAACTGCCACATTGGCTGTTGCCTTAATTGTTATTGCTGCCTGGGTTGCAGTGAAGTTTGAGTTAGCAAGAACCATTGTCCCGTTAACTGTCATGTTTCCTGCGGAAGATAAAGAACCATTTAATAATGATAAGTTGCCAGTAACACTCAAGTTACCATTGAAAGTACCGGATGTATTCGCAAGTGCATTATTTGCCTTATCGAATGCAGAGTTGGCATGAGTATAACCGAAATATGCATAAGAAGATGTTGCATTACCAGATTCAAATGCAGCATTGGCTTGTATAAATGCACCGTTAGCATACAACGCAGCAGAGTTTGCAACATGACTTGGTGTGTTTGCTCTCAGGAATGCTGAGTTGGCATAGTTACCAGCGGTGACTGCCTTAGAATCTGCTGTCGATGCATTAATAATGGCTTGTGCCGCAGTATCAGCAGCAGTATTGGCGAATGTTGCACCAGAGTTAGCAACAATAAATGCTGCGTTAGCCTTTAAGATGGCTGCGTTCGCATGTGTGAAACTAGAATTGGCATGTAAGAATGATGCGTTACTGTATATGAAAGGTGCTGCTGCGGTATTCTGTGATGTATTATCTTGGAAGATGATTGGTTTACCAATCATTTTGAAACCTTGATTGTGTACAAACTGTGCCATTATACCACTTGAGTCTATGCTACCCAACAGAATAGAAACATTCTTGTTTGGAGTAGTTGTGCCTATCACCAGGTTACCACCAGGCGTTGCCGAGGTGTCGCCTTGAACAATCAGATAACCGTCCAAAGGTTTTGCGTAGGTGAAACCATCATAATTGTATGATGAACCATTCAGGCCCATATCAATATAGTATGTTGAATCTGTACCATTGTTTGCGGTAATAACAATGTCACCAGAACCATTGCCACTGTTGTTTTGTAGGTTTAGTTGTAGGTAGTTGTCTGATGAACCAGCAAACTGTGCAACAACATCGGGCAAAATAACTTCATTGTTGCCCACATTCAACACATTGTGTGAATACAAACCTTCAGCGAGTGTTGTACCAGTAAATCTACCTGTTACATCGGTGATGGTGTCCACAGCCAAGAATATTGTCTGTGCTGTGTTGGCATTAAGTGCCGTAATTAATGGTAATTCCGAAATCTTTACTGTTGACATTGTTTACCCCAATATAATTGTTCTGTCATCTTCTGTTGTTATTATTCTACCGTCTTCCGTCATTAGTTCTGGTATGTATATTGTGCCTACTGGTCCTAATAATCTAATTTGATTTCCCGATAGAGCACTGTTTGCAATCCATGATGTTCTTCTGACATGCAAATAAGAATTTGCTGCACTTGACAAATTACTTGTCAAATAAATTTTACCGTTTGCATAATCTATTGAACTGATTACTTTTTCTGTGTTGTTTGCAACTAATACTGTGTCACCAGGGAACATTATGTCCTTTAAAGGATATGCGGTGTCACTGTACACACCATTGTTCACAACATTATAGGAATCAGTTATAACTCTTGTAATATTTATGGTGTTTGAACCGGAATTTGCGGTTGCCGTGGCCACATTTGAGAAAGTCATCCAAACATTTGCATCGACTGTGATTGTATCTGAAACTGGATCAACTTTGATAACCTTGGATATTACATTAGGACCATGTGCAGACTCTAGTGAAACGATTGTTGAGTTTGCAAAAATGATATCTGCAAGATTTGCACCAAGTAAATTGTTAAACTTGATGATGTTGTTGCTCTTATTGGTAAAATCTGTTGTTATTGTTGCCGTGGTGCCTGCTGCACCAATATAATAGTATAATGGTTTAACATCAAACAAAGCTTTCTGTACATGATAATCAAAATCAGATGGAATCTTGGCTGCCATTCTACCAATAACTCTCATACCACTTGGGTGCAACAAGTTCTTCAATACATTTCTATACTTTTCAATTTCTTTTTCAACTGTAATTTGATAAGTATAGTTATTATATTTTTCACTCTGCAATACACTGAATGAACTTGGTTGTCCTTGTGCGTTCAAGTATTGGCCTTGACTTAATGCCAAGCCATTTAAGAAAGATGCGGTTGCCTTTGCTGCACCATCACCATAATTCTTCACACCATTTTGATTGTATGATGAATCTATGGCAGTATTTGCCATAATTAGATTGATGTTTCTATCAATCTTTAGTTTTACTGTTGGATCAGGGTTGGATGTGTAGTTAAACACACGCAAGTTGTATAAAGATTCTGCTGGGTCGTTGTATGGAGTCAACAATGCCACAGAATTGACTGTTGAACGATAAGAAGCAACTTCAACGTTACTGCCTTGATAAATCACATCACCTTTTCGTGGAAGATCCAAGATAGAAACATTAGATACAACAATATCTTGTACCTTTAACGAAACATTTGGTGTAGACACATAATCTTCACCTGCTGTTAATAATCTAATTGATGTTACTGAACCTGCACGGTCCACAATAACGGAGAATGATGCACCAGTGCCAAGAATACTAGGCACAGTCAAAAATGCATTCGCAGCCTGATTGTTTGCAGATACAACTCTAAGTGCTGGTAGGTTTTCGTTTCTGTAACCAAGGCCACCCAATGGATATGTTGGAATGTTTTGTGTGTAATCATAAACATATGCAACATTTAGAATGGAACCATTTGCTGTCACAGAAATAACATTTGCATATGCACCAACACCAGAACCACCTTCAATGATAATCTTATCGTTTGCTCTATATCCATGTCCTGGATTGGACACTTGGATTGGTGCCAAGATACCTAGTTTACTAAGGTCATCAAATCCACCAGTATCATTTTCATAAGTTGATGTTGCTGATACTGTTGGTATTGTTGAGAATCCTCCACCACCATTTTCGACCAAGATAGATGATAATGGATATGTGGTAAAATCTACAAAAGAAAATGCGTTGGCCAATGATGTATTGGCATTTGCAGATGGATTATTCTGCAAGAAAGTATAATTCGTATTGCCGATTGTTGTGAATCTGGACAATGTAATTGAACTTGTTGGTGCGAAAGTAACATTAGCTCGTTTGCGTAGGTCAGGGTCAAAAGAACCTACTACGGCCTTTGCACCTAGGCCATCACCTGTAATATCAATCGAAGTGTTCGGAGTAAAAGTGTAACCGAAACCACCATTTACAACGTTGATACGCTGAATAGAACCTTTTGTTGTTGCAGAAACCTCGGCCGTTGCCTCAATACCTGTGTTGGAACTTAGTCCATTGAAAACAATTACTGGATCACCAACTTTGTATAGTAAACCTCTGGCTCTTGGATCAACTCTTAGTTGACTGACTTGACCAACAACCTTTGCTCTGAGATTTGAACCATTGATGATGATATCTTGATTGTTATTGTCTACAACACGAACAAATTCTCCAGACTCAAATAATCGTTCGATGTTTGAAATGAATACATCAATTTTATTACCGGAAATAACAGTGTTTTCAATGGTTGCAATAGATTTGGTTGTTTCACCAATGATACGGTAATTATCTATCTGTAAGAAACGTTCGTCTTGTGTATTCAGTTTCAAACTCTTTGCCACATACCAAATACCATCAGATGCCTTGAACACAGCATCTTTTGTATTGAAGTATTCAAACTCCGAATTAAAAAGAATCTTAAACAGAAATTGATATGATGCAGGTGTACCTTTAGAATTGTACAACTGTTTGGCAACTTTTACAGCCTGTCTTTCATCAATTAGAGACTCTTTTGGAAAGTTTGGTAGAAAATCATTGGTGAAGTACTGCAAAAAATTGTTTGCAGTTCTATCTATATCTTTATAAGACAAAAGATTCTTAGAACCTTCTGTTACTTGACCCGTTTGTTCCATCCATTCATAGTATGCCTTCAGGAACAAAGAAAAGTTGGCATAGTCTGGGTTATCCCTGACAAATTCTGGTAACTGTTGTGTTACTAGTAGTGAAGTCTTATTATTGTTTACTATCATGTTTTGGCAGTAACATTAACAACAATGGCATTCGCATCAAACGGATCAACTGTGATGATTCTATTGAATGAAGATGAAATAATTGTTGAGGTTGGATTAGCACTGATGGTAAATTGACCCAATTCATTGTTCACATTTAATGGATTAAATGAATTCAATGTAACTATACCTGCTTGGTAATCAATTGTGCCGACATTATTATTTAATACAGTCTTAACATTCTCTGTGTTATTATAATATGTTCTAAGAGTACCATAACGACCTTCTAAGTTAACAACCAAAGAACCAGATTGTCCTGTTGTATCACTTGGTGCAGCAGTCACTACGGCTATTG